TCTCAAGTCCAACTTTTTCTAAGTCTTGAGCTATGACGCCATAAGATTTTGTTTTTTCTTCATCGGATTTATAATTAAATTCAAAAAAATCAATATCCCTAATTTTGTCTATATCTTCTGATATAGATTTAATGTTTTCTTTAAGTCTTATATCTGAACTATTGGCGTGAGATTTTGCTGTTACTGTTCCTGCAAACATTGCATTACCATTAGCATATATACCAAACTTAGCCCCTGATGCCGTATTATGCAATATTCCTCCTGCACAAAAGATTGCATAATAACCAGCATTATCTGTTTGTGTATAATTACCGACAACTAAACTATCCTGTAAAGCAAGTCCTTTATCAAAGGTAGCTCCTCTTAACGCAACTTGCCCATTTTTATTTATTTGTAAACCATTAATATCCAGGATTCCACTACTGCTTTCTATAATACGTGATGTATAATCAGCAGTGCTATTGCCATAGTGGAAATCAATAAATGGTGTTGGTGCATATAATTCAACACCTTGGCCTTTTGTTTGTAATGTGCCACTAACAATCACTCCTGAATTAAACGTTGTAGAACCACTTACTGTTCCCCCACTTAATGGTAAATAAGTCTTTCCATTATGAGCAGAATATAGGCTACTTAATTGTCCCGCTTGAGTTTTTGTCATATAGCCATTTCTTGCAGAAGTGGCATCAAGCATAGTGACTTGTATGGTTTGAATTTTGGGCCTACTTGAATTTATGGGGTCGGTAGAAGTCACGTATGTCGCAACCAGTGGGGATACAAATTGAAATCCTACTTTGTTGCTAGTAATATTAATGTCGTGACTAACTGTATTGCTTGGAGACGTTACCGATGAACTTTTATTAAAGAATATATGCTTTAGAGTCGTATCTCCATCTACAGAGTAGTCTGTTTCTTCCAGATAGCTTCCATTCCATATATATGTCTTTTTTAATTCTTCATCATAATATATGACTCCTGTTTTAGGGGTGATTCCGTTTGTGCCATCCTGGCTGCCAAAAGATGAAGAGGCCTTATATGCTTCTTCTGATGTCTGAGCCCAAGCAGCTTGACAACTTGTGTATACAGATGTTGATGCATTAGTGGCAACAAATCGTTTTTTACTCTTATCATAAACAACTTGCTTAGGATTAATAAGAGAAGTACCAACAGAAGCCATGGTCGTGCTTGATACCTGTTTTGTGAAGTATATAACTTCCTTCGACCTGTACAATAGCTGATCCTCTTCTATAAAACCGTTTTTATCAAGTCCGGCAAAGCCATTATTAGCCCCTTTTAAACTTTTCAGCTTATCCAGAAAGTGTGAAAGTCCTGTTAAATCTAAAAATTTCATAGGCAAGTTTTTAATGAAAGTGGAGCATTCTATTTTGATACCCTGCTTAAGGGTTGTTATGAGAATAGACTGTCTATTTCTGACTCAGAGATAGATCCGTAAGTCGTGTTGTTGTCTGTCCATGGGACATTAACGAACATAGCACCGTCACTACTCATTTGCACGTGATAATATTTGCCTGATGTAGTCGTTGCTGTATTTATTGTAGGCTTTGTAATAACGGATGCAGGCTTAACAAGACCGGCCTTAGATGCCGTTGCGATACCATATGTAGTGTCCTGTGCAGGTATTCCTAGTGCAGTAATATCGTTTTTTGTTACTTCGGTCGCCTTTGTCACGTGTCCTTGAGAATTAGTCATTACTTTGTATAAACCCACATCTCCATTCTTACTTGCTGCCACACCTTTTGCCAAAGCATGGTCATAAGCGACCTTACCTTGGTCGCCCCTAAAAGCCGTACTTGATGTTTCTCCAAGTACTAAATCAGTGCCGGAAGAAACCAATTTAGATGAAGAGCCGACATATCTGTAATTTCTTGCGTTACTTGTATTTGAATATATAACGCCGCCAATCGGGGTCACTCCTTTTCCTTGCACAGGAGTTCCATAATCGGTATAAACTCTAATTTTGTCTGTTTCTCCCCAGGCTGAATAATATTCTGGACTTCCCAAACCGCCCTCCGGGGTAATTGATGCAACAAACACATCCTTATCACGCAAATAAACTATTGATGTAGGTTTACCTGTTGACGCCTGTTTAATCGTTATGCTGGCACTATTTGCAATCTCGGTTTCGAACTCTAAGGCATCATCCATAAACATTGGCAGCTGAGATGAAGGAACCTTTCCGTTTTCATTAAGCGTGGCTACACCATTCTTAACTCCCATCTCACTGCGCTTGACCTGAGCGTCATTTGTCACATTGCCAAGTATGGTAGGATTGCTGCTTATCTTCTGCCCGTTAATTGTATAATTACCTACTGTTGTTTTTGCTGCACTTACAGCACCGTCTACATAAGCCTTTACTTTACTCCAAAAATGGGTTAAGCCTGTCAAGTCTAAAAATTTTGCCATAATAACTTTTTAATTAAAAATATTACTAATATCTGTTTCTGATGCTGCATTGTATGCAGTACCGTCTATTGCCCATACGCCGATAGCGTTCTGAACATCATCTATGTCATTGTCTCTGATTCCTTTTATACGCGCTATGCCGTTCTCACCGGCCTTTGATCCTATTACAAGGCACCATTTACTCCATGTTCCTTTCTCCGTTACGGCATTTGGAGCGTTAAAGTTGTAATACCTGTAATAAACATATATCCTGTCGTCCTGATGGGTGTTGCTGTCAACATCCATCAGCATATTCGTTATAAACAACTGATTTGTGCCATGGCTCATAATGTCGTTGCTCACTAATAAAGTGCCGACACTATGGCCGCTAGAATAGACATCAAACACGCCTGATTTTCCTGTGCCGTTTATCCGGCAGTTGTCCATATCGGAAAACTCTATTCTCATCCTGTCCAGCAGGTCTTTACCAAGATAAGCTGACAGGGCAGTATTATTTGCCGTTGAATCATCATATTTATTCCAGTCCTGCAGAAGGTCGAAAGAAGAGCTGCCGGAGCTGCCGCCGGAATTCATGCCGAGTGCTGATACGAAAGACTCCGAGTAGAATCCTTTGGCGTTAGCGACAAACACATTGCCTTCAGTGTCTTTCTTAAACCAGTTTGCCATCTCTGTGGCAAACTTGCTCCCGAAATCATTTATGTTCAGTTTCTTGTCCAATTCTCCTTGCAGGCCGCTGATCTTGGATATGTCGAGCATAGGGATATCTCCTGCACTCAATGTGGCATGGCCGGTTACGCGACCGTACTTGTCTACTATTACCTTTGTGTATGTACCTTCAGTCCCTACTGTTGCAAGAGTAAGTGTGATATCCGCCGACAGTCTGCCGCCACCGGCAAGTCCGGCTCCGGCATTAATCCTCAAATTTTTGTCAGCCTTTACCTCAAGTAATTCAGCAAGTGTGGACGTCTGCATCTGTCCTGCAAGAAATGCTTCCAGTTCCTTCCACCGGTTTATAATGTTGTCAGTGTCCGTACCCTCAAGAAAATCATTTACCTTCGTCGTAACGGCATCTGCCTTTTTAGAAACTTCAGCAAGGGCTGTTGTAGTGGCGTAACCGCTAAGATCTATGTTCCCCTTCGTGAATGTAAGGGTGCCGCCGTCGCTACTTTCTTCCACATTAACAACGACATTTCCAGAGCCTGATATGGTAATCTTGTGTCCTTTTTGCCCTTCTTCAAGCGAGATAACACGGTCTAACAGGTCTTTACCAAGATAAGCCGACAAAGCCATGCTTTTAGCTGTCTCGTCTACATATTTATCCCAATCCTGCAAAAGGTCAAATGAACCTGTACCTGTATCTGATATATCATTAAATCCTAAGGCTGAGAGTCCCTTAGTAGCATAGAAACTAGCAGGTGTGCCATCTAGTTGTTCAACATAGAAAGCCTTGTTTTCTTCATCCCATTTAAGAAGTCCGTTACCTATCTGAAGATATTTAACATTAAGGCTTTCTCTTATGTTTATGTTGTCTATATCTAGATAAGACCTATCATCAGCAACATAAAGGTCAAAGGTCCCTTTCTCTCCTTTTCCGGGGTCAAAAGGGCCGCTCTTTAGAGATCTTAAAATGGCATTGCCAGCAGCGTCAATATTGTAGATGTCTTCGCCTAGATTAATTCCAGCTTCAAATGTTACAAGAAATGAAGTTGTATCTTCTTGGTCTTTCCTCAGATAATTACGTGAAGCTGAAGAACTAGAAGAACCTACATAAGATAGAAGCGCAAGAAAAGCGTCTCCTATCCTTGTAGCAGTATTGGCGTACATGCGTTTTTCGTCACGTATGCCTTCGAACATCTGTTTTAGCTGGTCTATCTCCATATCGCAAATTTAGAAACAAACAACTGTTGCGAAAAATACAAAGTCAAAGTTGAATAACATTCTTTACGTTAGTTACAGTAGGTGCCTTCCCTTCTTCAAAAAGAGTTGCGATGGCTTCAACTAGCGTACCGTTATATGACTGTCCATAAAATTCAGCTTCTTTTTCGATAAGCCTTTTCATGGAATAGAAATATTTTTTTGCAAACCAGTCTCTAGGCTTTCTTGGCTTTCCGCTGGTCATTCCGCCACCCCAAGCAGGACCGCGTTTCCTAGGTTTGTTAAGGCCGTGCTCTTCTCTGTAAGAAGGCGACAAGAACTCAAGGTCTCCGCCATTTCCCGGCTCATATCCTCTACCTACGCCCAAAGCGACATAAATGCCGTACATCAGGAACTTATGGGAAATTTCACGTTGTCCTTCATCTCCACTTATGTGTCCAGAAAGAGAGTTGCTTAATGCGCCTGTATTGTTTATGTTCAGCATAACCATGCGTTCCCTCCATATGTCAATCATGAAGTCTGTCCATCCTTTCTCAAAAGCTTCAAGCTCTGACATACTATAAAGATGTCCTTGGCCATTATACCGTCTTCTTGAGTCATACTCGTATTCGAGCAATCTTTTCATTACTCCCATAGGCTTGCGTCAAATTGTAGGTCAGCAGGTTCGTCAACGTTAAGCATGAAGTAAAGACCTGTCACTCCAGAGAAGTTGTAGCTGTTGAGTTCTCTGTACTGAATAGACTGAGTGCGCATATACACGAGGTCGTATTCGTATTTCTCCGTGTCGGCTATGAGGTGAGAGAGCAGCTGCCGGAAGATTTCCCTGCAGAGGTCGAGTTTCTGGCGTCTGTCGTCCATGTCATCCTCACGGTACATGGCGAAGATAAACACCGTGTAGGTTCTTCTGTTATACCAACCTACCTGGTTTGAAATCATAGAGCCGTCCACGGTATCGTCCACCATGATGTAGTTGGCCGCTTTTCGGTAGTTCTGCATCAGCGGTTCGAGTCCCTCTATACCGCTGCACTCGCCCACGATAAACTCATGTTTCTTCGCAAGGCTGTTAGCCTTGGCAATCTTTTCGAGATATTCAATAGCATTAAACATATCAGACATTACTTAGCGTTTAATTTAGCCTGCATCTCACGCGCCTCTTTCGCTTTAGCGTTAAGTTCTGTAAGAGCTCGCTTGCAGTCGACACGTCTCACAGCATCCTCTTTCGTGACGTCGCCGTCAGTGAGCAGTCTCAGTTGGGCATCTGTAACAACTCGCAGGTCAATCTCGTCATCGTCTGTATCAGTTGTCATTTTCTTTTTGAAAAGGTCTGGAAAAATCTGCGAGAACACATCCTTTATGTGTGCATACCAGAGATAGACCGAAAGCATCTCCGCCTTATCAAGGCTTATAGTGTTGGCAGGCTTCCCATGGACGTCACGGTATAGAAGTCGTGCCAAGCTTACAAGATATTTCTCGTCTTTCGTTGAAGAATACATCTGATAAGCTATCTCCATTTTCAGATAGTCATTGAAAGGAACGCCATTAAGAAGGTTGTTGACGGCACGGAATCCCTGTACACCATCCAACCTAGTGTCGAAGTTCTCGTACCTGTCAACAAACTTCATTTCTCCTATAAGTGAAGCTAAAAGCCATTTATCTGCATAGAAGACTTTATTATCTTTCACCATCTTCCACCCATCTTTACTCCTTCTGACAACATTTATGTGATTGAAGCGAATGAGCATCATGGCTTTTAGAGTATCTCCTTCTATTCCTTCAGACATTAGCGTAAGCACGTAGCGGAGTTGTTCCTGTGTAAGTTCGTGCCAAGCTTTCGGAGTGTGCAGCTTTATCTCAACCTGCGAAGAAGAAGGCCGGGCTGTCTTTTTTGTTTTTATAAGGTTCATAGTGGTTGATTTTGTATGCGTCAGATTCCATATATTCCTTGTATGTCTCAGGGTTTGCCTCCATTGTGACAATGATAATTCTCATTCTCTCTCCAATCAGCGGCGAATGGGCTATGTAGAGTGAGAAGAACATCTGCAGATGCCAAATAATAGAGGAATAGTCTGCAGCCGCAGTTCCGTTTCTCACGGATTCAAGAATTCTGTCCATCTGAGCATCTGAGATTTTCGTTCTAAGCTTCATGTCTGCCTCCATTATCTGTATCTGTGCCTCCTGCCATGATTCAAATGAGACAGGAGTTGTGGCATAGCGTTCAAAAAGTGAGATGCTGTAGAATACAGTACGTATGCATCTTTTAGCCGCCTCCGTTTTGCCCCAGTCCTCTGTTGATGTGAGGCGATTGATCAAGCGTGCTTTCACTTTCTCACGAATAAGCCTAAGCTGAGTCTCGAGGGCGTCCACTCTCTGTTTGCTTGCCGGTGATGTCGTCTGGTTAGACACAACTCCGAAACCGGTAGGGGTGAGCACGAGGTCCAGCTGGCGGAACACCAGCAAGAACGCGTCAACGCAGATATAGTCTTTCGCACATTTAATGACTTTAGCATTATCTGTTGAGAAACTGCCGAAGAATTCTTCAATGCAGTCTTCTGTTGCGTTCTCTATATGTGGCTGTACACTCTCGAACACTTCCATGTGCTTTGATGTTGCAACATAGAGTACGCTTTCAAATTCTTCTTTTGTTATTGTCAGATCCATTTTTATCCTCCTCGTTATTATTGCTTATTGATACAGTCTGTGAACTGGTATTCTTGTCGAGCGTCGTCAGCTCTATCATAGGTACGTCAACGGTATATTTTTCAGCCCATCCGTTGAAGTGAAGAATCACATGCCACGGCTTGGCCATGATGTCGTGGAATGGCTTTTCCATGGCCTGTTTCAACGTAAACAGCTCACGTTTGTCACTTCCGCTGTTGTTCATCTGGCTTTTTCCTGGTGTCGCTCCGATAAGGTTAGGGTGTACACCGAGAGCGAAACATAGAGCGTTAGATGCTTCTGACATGTCGTCGCTCCAGTCGCCGCCCTGTTTGCGCCCCTCTGTAAGGTCGTATATTCTAACCATGCGGCACTCCTTTCCGTTTGGGTCAACATAATAGTGGGTGAGGATGGCCTTGCCGGCATTCTCAGGGCCGCAAACAAAGTCAATTATTTTCTGCTGTTCCTCCTTGATGCGTTCAGCTCTCTTGACTGGGTCTGTGATGTTCTCATTGGCGCAGACACGGCTCCAGTAGTCGTCATGCACCTCTATCTGCACCCTAGGTGCGCTGGTGTTCTTGATCAGGAACTTCTTACCGAGTCCGATCAGCTTGTATATGTCGTACCAGTGATCACGGAATATCGACATATAATAAGGCAAAGGGTAATACCTGAAGCCCGGTGTGGGCATACGACAAACAATGGCGAACTTGCGGTCTTTTGTCGGCGTTAGCAGTTTGCCGGTGCGAGGGTCGGGGTCGCGGCCAAGCCTTACGAGAAGGTCGCCGAGCGGGTCGTAGATATCGAGCAGCGGTATGGCCACGGCGTTTTTGGGCGGCGTAGAATCGTTGAAATCGCCATAGAAAACATGTTCTATCTTGCCGTTTCTAGCCTGTTCGAAACGGCAGTAGCATGTCTCGAGATGGCGCACCTGCACAATTTTCTTCTGGTCGCCGGAGAGAATTATTTCGGTAACTGTGAAGAAATAATATTTCATGTCCGTGGCCTGTTCCATATAGCACTCATGAATAGAGTTACGCATGCAGAATCTCCTAATCTCCGGGTCTGTAACGTCAGACTTATCGTCACGGTTGACAAACCGTATGCCCTGGCCGTAGCATGCTATGATATCGAAGGCCATACCCTGAGACGTAACCATGCTTGCGCCTATAAGGCGGCGCAATTTTGCCGGCATGTCGTCATCGTCGCCGTAAGGAATATACTTATATTCCTTGTCCTTAATAAAAAGAGGCTTGACTGCGCTGTCAGAAAGTACGTCCTCATCGAAAACCGTAGCCGAGTCAGCTCCGTATTCCTCGCTGACAGAATCATTGAAGCTTTTGCCGCCAATCTGGACGGCAGGAAGTATGCGAAAAATGCTTGAGTCGCCTATGTGGCCGACTTTAACAAGATCAAGATTATGTTCCATTAATCACCAAATCACTTTTTTGTTTAAAAATTCTGCTATAAACACTTCATTAACACGCCTGTATCTGTAGGCCTTATCCTCGGCCAAAGGGTCAAATATACGGTAAGAGCCGGTTTTGGAGTGAGATGTCACGTACACGCCGTTATATGTCTTCAGTTCTCCTCGTTCAGGGTCATTGGCCCCTGTGCCAAGTTTCCACGCCTTGAAACTTACCTTCTGGTGGTTCATCAGTGCGTGGTTCATAAGCCTCAGAACTTCAGATATGTGTATAACTTTAATTTCCATATAATTAGTTGAAAGTGTTGTCGAAAGTATTGTCGAATATGCGGCCGGCTCTTGCTGTGTCAAGCACGTTATGGTTGCGCTGGGCGTAAGTGTAGGTGAACTTGAAGCGCGGCATGCTGTCAAGATTGTTGTCATATTCGGCGTTGACATCCGTGATTACTACCATTTTCCCCGGTTTAGGCTCTCCGTTTACGAAGTTGAGCAGCTGCACCTCGTCCGATCGGAACAGGTCGTTAATCCAGAAAGCCATAGGGTAGGACAGCACGCCGGTGTCGGCGTTAAACTTTCTTGTCTCTTCTATGTCGTAGTTCTTCATGTTCACACCGATGTAGGCGGAAGAGTACTTGAACTCTGGCGAAACCTCATGAGTGCCGGTGCAATAGACTATCTCCTGGCAGCCGAAGCTGTTGACGAAGAGAAGCACAGGGGCTGCGTCCGGATTTCCTTGGTCGATCTCGTATGTTTGCTTGCGTGCTCCGGCGGTAACCTCGAACGAGCACAGCGTCTTTGCCTCCGAAGCGAAACGTGCCGGCGACACGTCAATAGTGGAGTAGCTGCTGTTGCCTCCTACTTTTGTCGCCGCGAATGTCTGGGTGCTGCCGTCGTCATAGTGAGCCGTTACGCTGGCACCGTCTGAACCTGTATAATGCAAGTACTCCAGCCTGCCGACAGATGTCATCTTGGCTCCCTGCAGGATGGAGAGGAAATTGTTTGTACAGAATGTCTGTGCGTCGTCTTCTACCAGTGCGGCACAATAGACAAGGCTCGACGTTAGCTGAGCCGAGTCAGTCTCCTCTGTCTCGCCGTCTGATGAATTGCCTGACAGACGTTCCTCATGCAGCTCTACTGTAAGAGTGGCTATGAGCTTCTGGCGCAGAAACAGCGTTACAAGCGCCGGAATATCGGTAATCTCTATTGAGCCGTCCTTATCAGGATAAAGATATTCGTTGTACACCTCAGATGTGTCAAGGCGCATTACCACGTGCACGCGTGTCTCGTCTGTCAGAGCCTTTATGTCTGGCACCGTGGACGAGAACAGCTGTGGCGGGAATGAAGTAGTTACTGTCATGTCTTTGTTTTTCTACAAAGATATGGAGAAACGTGTGCATGGAAAAATACCAAAAAAGCCTGCGGCTCTCGCGAGCGGCAGGCTTTAAAAATTAAACAACTTATATGAATAGTCAATAAAAATAAAAAAGAAAATTATAAACTGCCGGCACGGCTCACGCAGTGGCGGCAGACGTGTTTTACTTTAATTAAATTAATAACTTAGAAGTATCGAGTGCAAAGATATGATATGTGTTGTTTTTCGAAAAATACAAGTCTGCTTAACTGACAGGCATGAATATTTTCCACGCCATCTTTCCGTCGGCCTTGCGCTGCGGATGATATCCGTATGCGTGCATATAGCGCGTTATGAAAACCGCGTCCATTGTGCACATCTCTTCAAGGTCGTCAGCTATCTCTGCAGATGTCTTAAACTCCATAAGCATCTCGGGGCTGTCGCCGTCGCATGAACTATGTGAGTTGTAGAAGTAGGCGTCAAGTATCTCCGCCCATATCCTTTCGTCATACGTCAGCGAGTTCAAGAACTTGTAGCGACGGCGCTTTCCTTCAGGGTATAGATTGCAGTTAGCCATGCCGTCTATTATGTCGCCAATGAGGCTTTCGCCCAGTACGTTCTCGCCGTAGTCTTTTGCCGTTATTTCTATAAGTTCCCGGTCTTCGCTGCCTTCTGTACCTGTATAAATCGAGAACTCCCATTCCATGTCTGATTCCTGCACATGGTCGCTTGACACCATTACCACGCCTCTTATCTCTGTCATCTGTATCAGTGCGCCCAGCAGCGTGCTGACCTCGTCTTCACTTATTACCACGCCGTCCATGATGTCCCGCAGGTTCTGATAAACGCTTTCAGTCAGGTTGTAGTCAAACACCTTTTTCGTCCTGTTGACGTTCAAAATAAGGAATCTCATTGTTCACCCCCTTTCTCCGTATAGTCATGCTCAACCAGTTCTCCGGTTAACGAAAAAGCCCTGAGCATGTCATTACCATTAAGAGGTACGAGGGTAACGACAAATGAATTGTAGTAGTCATGCCTTGATATGAGCATAGGCTTTAGTCTCCTGTTTTTCTTCAAGTGCTTATCCATAGCGTTGTTGATGAAGTCTTTTATGCCTTTTTTGATGTCCTCTTGCGAAACTAAAGACCTGTGGAACTTGCTAAGCACCTCTTGTCCTACGGCGCGTCCCAACAAAGTCGTATTGTAAAAGGTTAGCACTGTAACATAATACTTTTTCATTGCTCACCCCCTTCCTCACAATATTCATGTTCAATCATTTCTCCGCATAGGGAAAAAGCCATCCTTTCAGTATCGCAGTTTGCTGCTTCCAGGCTAATGATGAAGTAACCTTTACCGGTAAAATACTTAACATTCATGCGCTTGAGTTTCGCATTTTCTTTAATGGCTTCATTCTGGGCGTTTATGATAAATTCGGTAATTCTCTCTACCTCTCTTCCACTGGTAACGACAGATTTGTTATAAGTAGCCCTTACCTGCTGTGCCACGATTTCACCTAACTTCGTTGTATTTGAAAAAGTCGTTACCTTAATGTAATATTTACTTTTGCTCATTGCTCACCTCCTTTCTTGTCATCAGCGTTAAGCCGGTAGACCACCCATGCTGAGCAAGCGGCCGAAACGATAGAGACCACAGGCTGCTGCATAGCTACTATGGCGGTTATACAAATAAGGAGAGTGAAGATGTTGACACGTACTGCCGTTTTCCATGTAACCTCGAAGCCGGCCAGCCTTGAATAGAATGTACTACGGCTGTTATACCATCTGGATAAAGATTGTGCCTTTCCCGTCAACCATGCCTTGATGTCGACAGGGCGCTGCGCACTGCGCTGGATTGCATTTGTCTGCATATTGCGTAATTTGTAACCATACCCGGAGCCGCCGGGCGCGGAGATACAGAAAAGCGGCTGCACATCCCGCTGGTTACAAATCACGACTTCTCCGCAAGGAGCAGTAATAATTTACGGAACGGCAACCGCCAATACGATATAGTGAGGGCATAAAAAAAGCCCTGCGAATTATGCTGAGCAATGACCGATGCTCAATGCGGCACGATAGTTCGTGACTTGTAACCGATGGCAAAGATAGGAATTATCTTTGAATCGGCAAAGGAATCAGAGAAAAAAGATATACATTGAGTAGGAAAAATGGGAGAATGCTTTGTAAACATTCTCCTCTTTTTGATATGACTTTACTTTAAAGTCTTGATAATGTCTCTTTCGTGGTCGAGATAAAGGTTGCCCTGTATAGCAGCATACTCCTGTCCTCGTGCGGCATTGGGCTTATCGCATAATTGTACCTGATCGATGCCTTGTTTGCCCATATCCTTGTAAATTCTGTTTATGTCGCTTAAGTCTTGTATTTTCTTTTTGGAGTATACGCGCACGGCTGTGCCGCTGCTCTCAATAACCTCGAATTTTATGCCTCCAAGCTTAATGCTGTTATCAGCAGGTTCTGTGGTAGCCACTTTAGTCTTGGCTTCGTTCGCTGCGACAGCGGCTTTAAGCTTTTTCTGCAATTCGGCATAGCTCTTTTTTACTTCGACATCGGTTTCACCGGTAGCCTCATTAAGGTATTCTATACTCGAGCATCGCCAGTTGGCTTCGTCTGTCCATTCCCCTTCGCCTTTGTATGAAAGGCGTACACTGGCTTTCAGTGGCACCATGGCACCCATAATGTTTTTAGCCTTAACGTCATAGACTACATGATAATAGTTTTCGCTGGTTTTCTCGCCTCTGCCGTTGCTTATTTCTGCCTCGTCAGGAAAAAGCAAATCTCTTTCGATAAAATCTTTGGCTTTGATTGTTGCATTTGTCTCATTGACTTCTGTATCGCATCCTGTAAGGCAAAGCAGAATTAGCGACATCATTAAAAATAATTGTTTCATAGGTTTATAATTAAGATTAAATATAATAACATGCAAAAGTAAACAAATAAAATGGAATGATGTGCATATTTATCGTGATTGTTTAGTGATGGCAGATAAATGAATTATCTTTGAATCGGCAAAGGAAATGGTGGAGCAATTAATATTTTTAAACGTATTTATTTAAAGAAATAATTTAATTATTACTAATAAAAATGCCAAAAAGTATTAAAAGCCATTATCTTTGCAATTAGTAAAAGAACAAATGACGGAAATAATTAGAAACATATTAGCATTTTCAAGCACTTTTGTAGTAATTACTTTTACATGTGCCATTATTTTTCAACTTGTCGCTTGTGCTTTTAATAAAGGACGCGTAAACGACAAGATGAAAAAAAACGGCTTGATATGTGGGCTGATTATTGCATGTATACTGATTCCATTCTATTATCTTCCTGCTTAATAAGTATTTTTCAAATTTGATTTATCAATGCTTTTTCTTTCTGCTGAAAAGATAAGTTACAACGATAACAAGTATACTTATGACGTTAGCCGTAGTAGTACCAAGCAAGGTTATTAGAACAGAGTCGGAGAGATAAAAGCTTTTGTTAAAACCTTGTATAAAAAGTATGGTCAGGACTGCAGCCAAATATAATGACACCAAAGCAAAAACACTTATGGCGAAACCTTTTCTTTGTCCACGGTCTTGTGTGTCGCTCTTGTTTTCACCCTCCAGCGCTTCATTCAGAAGTCTTACTTTCCTCAGTTCTTCCTCTTTCAGCTTTATGTCAATGTCTTTGTATTTTGAATTAACATCATCCTGCGCTGTGTCAGAACTGTTAATCTTGCTGAGGATCTCCTCTATGTTAATTGGCCCTAAAGGCATGTCGGTCAAGATTTTTTGTTCGTAACGATAGAATAATAATATGCTTTTGTGATTTGGTCAGGTATTTCAACGTTCTTCCCGGCACGATAGCAATAGGCCCATGGTGTGTCTTCGCGGTGAAGCAGCGAGATAAGTTCGGAAGTGGGACGATTTCTATATCTGTCCCAAACGAAGTCTAATATGAGTTTTATTTTATCATCAGTAACTTCTGGAGTATAGAATTCTAATGTGCCATCTTCGCTCTCACTTTTTGCAATTTCTGATTTGGATGTAATCGGATTGTTGCCATTATGCTTGAACGAATGGTAAACGCTGGGTATTACTGGACCATATTTCCAGGCTTGTACAGTATCAAATCTTTTGTCAATTATTATTTTGTCTAATATAGCCATAGCGAAGCCGTAGGAAATGTACACATATTTAACAAGCCTCAATAGAGTAAGTGGATAAGGTGCATGAGTATCTTGATTTGCCTTGTCAACAAAATAATTGGCTATGGCTATCGCATCGTTTCTCATAAGTTTCAGTTAGTATTTATAAATGGTGTAGTATAATAAAAAGTAATGTGTCAAGGGCTTATTCTTTTATTTTCTCTTTGCAAAGATACTAATTAACTGACATATAGAATGTTTAGAAGTGTTAATATTTAAATTAAATGTTATTTTAATCACTAAATTTGTGATAAAATTTGCATTGAAACAATAAAAATGGGGAACGCGCCTCACGGAGCATCCCCCAAAAGAGTCTTTAAATCATAAAGTTTCAATATAGTTTTACCGTCATAAGTTCTGACGATATTTTCCTTAGGCAATTCTGTATTTGCTCCAGTTTGTCCTTATTCACCGTCGGTCTTGTATTTAATGCCTTCGGTAATTTCGTCGTCGCTCTTAACATACTTAACCATGATGTAGTGCAATACGCTATTTTTGCCAAGTGACAGAAAAACAGTCCTGTCCAATTTCCATCCACGTTTAGCCATGTAATTCACGGCACCCATAGTAGATGTAAACTTCATCTTTTTTCCATCTTCGTCAAGAAGGGTGCAAGAACTTTCAGACCAAGTTTTACCGCCTCCGAAGTCCATGGTTGCATTGACTTTACCAAAGCCCCAAAAGTTAGAGCAAACAATTGTACAATAAACAGGGTAACGACCTTCTGCGTCTGTTACCAGTGCCTGTGCCTTAATGTTAAGGCACATAATTGCCATAATGCAGATAAACAATAATTTTTTCATGATATAAATGTTTAGTAATGCAAAAGTACTAAAAAATAAGATGAATATAAAAATAAAAAAGGAGAATGGTGTAAAACATTCTCCTTTTTAGTGTCAAAATAAAAATATAATTCTAAAGTGTATCAGCCGTTTTTCTTAAACGGTCTGCAATATCGTAGAGAGCACCTTTCAGCTTTTCGCGGTCTACATCGTTGAAGTCGTCAGGTTTTCCGTTGTTCATACCGCTGAACTTATGGTATAGCCAGCTACGTGATTTACCAAAATAATTCTTTGCTAAATATGCCCAATTAATGTCTTCATAAACGTTAGCTAAAATTGTTCTAACGCTTGTTGCTTCCAATCTTACTTCCATAGTTCTTTCTATTTGCTTGTATTTTCATATATTTTTCGGGGAATGCCCTCCCCATTATAGGGAGGGCGGTTTTTCATTCATTTTCCATCAGCTCATAAACCAAGTCCATAATGTAGATTTCCAAGTTTCTCTGTCCGTTCGGATAAGCTCTCCTGTAATTCCTTATGGCTTGGATAAGCTCTTCTTCTTTGTCTGTAAGTTCCATATAATTATATTTTTATTTTGACAATGCAAAGATAATCATCTTTTGCGTATTATGCAAGTTTTAAATGTTAAAAATCATCTTTTGCGTATTATTTTTTTAGCATGTGTATATAATCAGGCAATAGCTCATTTAAGATGAAAAAAGAAAAAAGGAAATAATAAGTATTTTTCCTTAAATGTCCTTTTCTATGATCTATAAAATAAAGGAAATTGCTCCAGCCGCGGCACGAAGACCTTTGATAAAGGTTTTCCGCAGTGGCTACCTTGTAATCCGCTGAATTTCAGGAAATTCAGCGGACGCCGCAAAAAAAGCAACGCTTTTTTCACCGACGGCATCCCCCACCGCCCTGCGCTGTGTACGCAATTGTGCCGATAAAAATAGCGGAATATGTAAGGCGGATTATTAGAAACAAAGATACGGGCGGACGCATTTGCGGTCATTGCGAAACCTTGAGTGACGTAATGCAATTGCGTCTCTCAAACACAATGCTCTACCGTGTACCTGTCTGTGATATGCCTCATATTGCAGTCTGATACACGGTCTTTCACATGATAAGAGGCTACGTTTCGCAAAGCAAAACGTAGCCTCTTGTAAAGCCTTGACAGGCAGCCCTATATGGCCACCTTGTCAAGTATCAGTTTTGATGCTTTCTCGACATCTGACATAACTGTAAGGATGAACGACGGCTCTTGCTTGAGTGTAGCAATCCATGAGTCAAGATAAGCAGCTGAATTAGTAAGAATGCGGCTGTCAAATCCCAGTTCGTAGCTGACACGTGCAGCTCCCAGCTCTGCGACAAGCTCTTCCTTGGCGTATTTTTCGCTGCCAAATCTTCCATTCATCGAACGGTTAAGGCGGCTCTCGATGCCGGTGCTGTGCACCATCTCGTGTATGAGTGTAGAGTAGAACTCCTGTCCGTCGGCATACACCTCGCTCTGTTTGCGGTGACGCTTGAACTGCTTCTTCATCGGAACGACGATATAGTCAGATGCCGGAGAATAGAACGCTCTGTCCGATGGTTTGTTATGTCTGATAGGGCAAACCCATGACTGAGTGTCAAGCATCTTGTCAATTGCGTCATTGCAATACATACCCTTGTCATCCATTGTGTCAGCCGGGCTGGTAAACATTGCTTTTATCTTATTGAGCTTGTCGGGCTGTTTTTCCTCGAGGTTAGTCTGTTCGATGTTGAACACTCTGTAAGACTTCAGCACCGGAATCTTTGCGCACTGTCGGCGCTCCGCATCAGATAGGCTGTTGTATTGTGCCTCGTCTATGGTCTTGTTGGCAGCGTTCTTATATATGAAGTCCCAGAAGATAACAGGCATCGACTTTTCTCCTTTATTAATATGAGCGTGCATCTTGTTGGCCTGAAGCATGGTGCAATAGACAGGATATTCATATCCTCGTATTGCAGTGTCGAGCATAAGCATAAATACGTTGCCGCCGTTGTATGCCTTACCGTTGATGTTTACGGGCACGCCTCCTCTCGGCGCGCCCAACCATCCTTTTTCCCAATCACCTGCCTTCACTTGTTCCATGCGGCTTATCATCATCTCTGAGAACTGCTGTAATACTTTCTCGTTGTGCTCTGTAAGTTTCATATTCCTATATGTTTAATGGTTCAACTTTATGTTATCAGCCCATAACCTGGACATCTATGTATGCTATGTTAATCATGTCGCTCGCCGCAAGGTCTTCTGCCACGGCACAAGCCTGAGAGCAGCTGTCTGCCATGATTTCGTAAGTAATGCTTTCGTTGTCTTCGTCAGTCACTGTAACACTGTAGATAAGCTGGCTGAACTCTGCGAATTGTCTTCTGTTCTTGCGTGATTGATAAGCGTTGTCAATTGTTGACGTTAAAACTGATGTTGTCATATCTGTATATTTTTAAATGTTAGACATATAGAATCAGCGCCCTGCGCTTCTTCATTTTTTACGTGCACAGGACACGACGACAGCAAGGTATTGACATGCAAGGGACAGCCGTAAAAGTTTAGCTGAAAGCCTGGCAAAATTTATTTTGCGGTGCGCTTGTGAGCGGAATAAATTTTGTAAAGTTTTACGAGATGAGACGGAGGCGCGCCCTTGCAGAATGCCGGTCGACGTAACTTTGCAAAGGAAAAAATGAAGCGCCGGGCCGTGTTCAGTCTGGCATTTAAAAATATACAGATATGGCAAGGTCAGTGATGTCAACATAAGGCTTATAACGCAAGAACTGCAGACAATGCAGAACCAGCTTACGGAAGCGTGAAAGTGACAGACTATGACAACATACCATGTAATCGATGGATAGAGAACTGCTCTCAGGCTTGTGCCGTGGCAGGAGACCATTTACATAAGGCCACGAAAATGGTATAGAAGTATAAAGATGTGCAGGTTGGCGGTTGAATAAGGCAATTGTAAAACGTATAGGAATATGAAACTTAAAGAGCTTGACGAAATGAGATGTCTCAGTGATGACGATAAGCCGCATGGATCAAGAGAGTAAAGAGGAAAAAAAGAATGGTTGGGCGCTCCGAAAGGAGACACTTTTGTCAAAAACGCTAAGGCATACGACACCGGTATCATACACTATGCACGACACCGCATTACAAGGATATACAAAACGCCCTGTGCCTCACGGCACAAGACGCTCAATGAAAAAAAAGATTTTCAGATGATGTTATCTTGGATATACATTTACAGAGTCGCTGCCAACAAGACCATAGACGGGGAATAACTCAACACCGATGCAAAGGGTGTCGAAGGCGTCAGAGAAGTCCGTGCGGTGCTGCAGCAGGTCTTCATCGGTCTCTACCTCTTTCTCGCCCGACTTATCCTTCTTTCCGTTTACCACCTCCGCCGACTCAATGGAAATGATAAGGTCTTCATTGTTGTCGCGGTTAATAAGTACCTGGTGTCGTGCCTTGCCCTTCAGCATGTTATTGATAAGCAAGTTCTTCTCGACATGGTTCATAGGCCGGCCGATGAATTTAGACGTCACCATCCACTTGTTGCGACGAAAGGCAGTTTCGACGATAACATACAGTTCGTTAGCCTTAATGCCTGTAACCGTTCCCTTGAATGTGGCGTCGTAGTAGAAGACAATTAACTTGAGCTTGTGCCATTTATAATATTCGCATACGTCGTCTACGAGTTCGTTCAGTTTGCGGTCATACTTTGCGAAGAAAGACTTGAGCACCCTTAGCTTGCCGTCCTTAGGCTGGCCGACGCAAACACAGTTGAAGTTTGAGTTGGCGTCGAAAGCTACGAAAAGGGGTAGGCTGCCGTCGAGGTCACTGTCCATTCGGCAGTCCTCTTTCCGTAGTTTGTCAAAATCATAACGCATGTTGTCAAGGTAGGCTATATCAGGGGCTGTATAGAGGTTGATGTCCTCGTCGAGCGCACCATAGAAGCCGTCCTTGGCAACGCGTATCCTCTTGTTCAGGATGGCAGTATTGAAAGTCTGTGGCGAAAGTTCCCTTTTCATGCGCCTGATAAAGTCTTCACCCAGCAAGTCGATATTCTCGAGTGTAGAGAATTCGACGTACAGGAGGCAATCACGGCGCATATTGTTGAGCACAGACCGCCATTGTGCAAGTTCGCCAGCAAGGCGCATGGTTTCGGCTGTCGACAGTGCCATCCTCTTTTTTATAGTCCTTATCTTGCGGCAAACGAACCATACGGAGGAAACAAGTTCAGGGTTCATTTCCTCCTGGTACTTGAGGAACCATGAACCCTTTTTTGTTATTGGCATGTCTGATGTTATCGTCATGCCGTGGTGCATGAAGAATTTCCCGAAAAGCGTCTGGTTGCCACGGTTAGCCGGGAAAGTCTCGTTGCGCAACTGGTCGGGGTCCAGAAACTTCGCTTCGTCCATGATAAGGTAATCGAGTGACATAGAGTTGCTCGTACCGGTGCGGTCCTGGCTTATGATGTTGCAGACTGCACCGTTGTAGAAGGCTATAGTGTTCTCCCAGTTGGCCGGTTGGAAGTAAGGCTGTTTCCAGTGCAGCGCCTTCCATGGCTTTCGCCCGACGATGTAGTGCAGGTCGCGCTTGTAGCCCCAACGCTCAAGGTGTATGAGCATTGAGGGCAGTATATTTGTAAGACAGCGCTTGACAGACGGAGCGACGAAACCGCCTGAAGACCCCGGCATTCCCTGTACTCCAGTAAGCAATCTTCCTGCCTGAACGGCACCCTTGCCGAAGCCGCGGCCGCAGACGGCAATTTCGTCGCGTGTGTTCATGGCGAGGAGAAACTGCTGTGCTTGGTTGAAATATTGAACGTCAGCCATTGCCTACCTCCTCGAAGTCCGCATTCTCGATTTGCATGTCGTCTTTCTTTCCATATTTACGCAGCATGTCCTCGATTTTCTTCCTTGACGTCTTCTTTGCGTCAGGAATGATGATACTGATATTATCGGTCATCTCGAAGTTCTGCGGAATGATCTGGTCGAGCTGCAGGTCGATAGGATCTTCTTTATCTGTCTTGTTGTTTAATATGAGATTTTTTTGCATGGATGCCACTGCGCGCCATTCTCCGGCACGGCGTGCCGCTTTGTGGTCATCCATAATCATTGTGTTAATTCTCCACCTCCAGAACTCCTTGCTAGTCTGTTGTAGGTCTCCTATAAGAGCTTTGACAAACTGGATATCTTCGTATGCCTGTGTTTTTCTGATGTTGAACATTTGCTGGTCGTATTCAACAAGCTCAGATGTCTGTTTTGAAGGAAATTGGAGCCAATATGTGTATAGACCGCGTAATCTGATTATGCGGTTGACAAAGGATTCAGGCAGATTCTCCTTCCTTAACTCCTCTATGTCCAAAGGCAGCCTTTTGGCATACTCGTCAATATTAATAGGTGCTTTCATTCTTCTACATCGTCAAGCATTCTGTTCATGGCGGCAAAGCATGAACGTATTGCTTCAGGCGAACCGGCGTTTGCCAGCTCGATATTATTTCTCCTTAGTTTGTCAGCTGTAGCAGACATGCCCTTAAGAAATGCCATACGTTCTTTAGTTCCATGAATTGAAATTTTATGCTTCAGTATATCTTCGTCTATACCCAGCATGGCAGCCATCTGAGAAGGTGGAGTTAAGACGCTGGCAAGTTCTTCAATTTTAGTTATTGTTTCATCTTCCATTCATTTTCAAACTGTTATTAATTAGGTTGGTTAATCCAGAATGTAAAGAATTGAACACTTCTGCATTCGTTGTTACGAGAGTACATTCAGCACGTCCTCCGTAAGTGTTGTTCTGACTTGAGTGTACCGCCACGCGGAATGCTCCGCCTGAGAGCAACACCACTTTTGAGTGGTTTTCCGCCAGGCAAATCTGTTCAAAACACGATCGCATGAGCGAGTCAAGCCTGTAAGTCTTCTTAGATGCTTTAAGGTCAGCTATCAGTTTAGCTGACCTTACGAGCCCTTTTTTCCTCAGGTTGTAGAAAGCGGACAGGAACTCAACCGAGGTTGAGAATGTAGATATGATAATGTCTGACGGTCCTGTCTGTGCCAAAAGCCATTCGATGACTCCGAAGGTATGCAGGCCGCGTCCGAGATAGGCTTGCGTGCCGCATTCATTCACCGGTTTCAGCAGAACTTCCGCTTTCATCTCGTATTAGCTCGAAGTTGTTGTTATGTAGCCAATCTGCCAGCTCGCCGCTTAGTGCTGCATTATGATGCATCAGTAAGTCAACGCGTTGCTGTATCTTTTCGTGCAACTCGTTGATGTCTTCTGTGCTGGCATCATTGGTAAGTAGGTCGTCATACTTTTTTCGGTAACGAGAGATATATGCGCGTGCAGATGATATCTCTGCGTCGCTGTTTGCTCCTTTTGCGTCATTAATATCGTAGGTATCATACTTTAGCATGTCCGTCTTATAGGCAATGTATGCCTCATTCATGAATTTCAGATACTCGTATCTGTCACAAGGCATAGTGATCCCCTCTATTGTTGCCCTGGCTTCTTTTATCGCTGTCCATCGTTTGGCGTTTATGTCCCATAGAGATTGTATTTCTGGCGGGAGTTTATCGTGGTCGGCACGTTTACCAAGCTTTTTCTTAGAGGTATCGATTTCATCTTCTTCAGTTTCCGTATTTGTCTCGCTGTCAGGCTCACCGTCATCTATCATTTTGTCGACGTCAGCAATAACTTTTTTGTCAAGTATTCTGACCTCGTTTAGTGTAAGTCCATCAAGTCTGTACTTGAGGTGTTTGTTAAGTTCGTAAGCTACTTTTTTTTCAAAGCGCAAAGGTTGTCGTATGATGCGCTGATAAAGTGCCTTATTCTTGTTGATGCGAAAGAGTAAAGTTGCACCAGCTATGATTTGTTCTGCTGTTTTCTCTTCCTGCATCAGGTAATCTTGTATCTGTTTTGTGAATTTGTTGTCTATCATAATATATTGTTTTAAAAATAAGCGGCGACGGCTTCACAGTCGCCACCGCCGTAAATGGTATTCAATCTATTTTTATTACAAGAAAAAAACAGAATTCCTTAAAAAAACTATAAACTATGAGTAATAAAATTTATGGTCCTGGGTCTACTGGTACTTCACCAGTTGAACCGTCGATTTCACCATCGTTGGTCGCAATTTTTCCTGTGTAGAATGGTGCTGGTATAGTGTCCTCACATGTAATGGTGAACGTAATAGCGTTAGTATCTTCTGTTGAACTTCCGGTTGCAAGTGCAGGAGAAACATCGCAGTTAAACATGTCGTTTCCGATAAGTCGATATTTCCCGTTACGCTGAGGAACGAGAAAAACGCAGTCATCATTAAGAACTTCAGCTGCAAGTGCGGTCTGTTTCTCTTCTGATCCTGGCACAACAGCTGTATATGTACTACGGAAAAGATACGAGCCGTATGTACCGATGCGCTCGCTGGCAATGTTATTCTGGTTGGGAACTAGCTCAATTTTCAACCACTTTTTATCAGCTTCCAGCTCGAAATCACCTTTTAATTTGGCGATATCCTCTAGTGTTGCAGCATCGTCACCCGGTCTTGTCGGCCATTTAGTGATATTAGCTTTCCTGATCATGAACATATGGTTTCGTGTACCAGGAAGGCTTTTCTGTCCACGGCATGACGGCAGATCCTCGTAGAGGTCTCTGTCGTCGGCACAAATTGTTGTTCCAGCCATATTGTAATCTTTTAATGTTCAAATTAAATGTTATTCGATTGCAGGTTCTGCGATAAGAAGCATTTCAGGAGACAAAGTATCAAACTGAACGCCGAAGAACATCGATGCAACGAAATCTAACCAAAAATGAGAAATGAGAGAATTCTTCACGCTGAATGTAACTTCAGGTCCGCTTGTGGCTATGCCTACAAGAAGGTTACTTCTTGGAGTTACCATGATGAAATCTTTAGGAACGCATGAAAGGCCTATCATGGTACAACGACCTTCACTTCCTTCTACTGTTGTCTTGGCAAACTGTTGGTTGTAAGGCAGTGATCCGTGATTGTCTTGATATGAGCGCTCGTACATCAACTTTGTGTCGTTGTTCATGTACATATATGTGTTCTGGTCCTTCAGCTTGTTGTGCATTGCACCATAGATATCGTTGATAGTATCTTCGGCGTTTTCACGTGTAATAGTCTCGATGTTAAAGAGGTTATTCTTGCCTGTAGCTATGTTGCCGGCACTAACCTCTGTGTCTACAATTGTTTTAAAACCATTATAGAGGTCGGCTGTTGTAGATCCTTCAGGATTTCGTTTTGCGGAGAATATTGTTTCATACAGATGTTCTCCTAGCTTTCCCATTAGGTAAGCACAGACTGCCTTTGTGATAGGTACGTTCTTCAGACCTTCATCCTGAACGATGTTGGAACCATAAATACTTTGTATTACACTGTTCGGGTCGAAAGCTTTAACGCAAGAGCCCAAGAAAGTTTCAAGCTCACGGCCAACAACAGAGGTGTCTTTTGTGTCAACCTCTTTAGGAGCATAAGGTCTGAGCTGCATATCTCCATCAAGTTGTCCTACAACCTCCTTATATCTCACTCCTTTACGAATTGTTACATATGGCAGAATATTCTTCAAGCCATATACCGGCATCATCAAGAGTTCCTTACGATACTTGACGAATGATTTGTTAAGCGAATCCGGTGTGATTTTTACTTCTCCTTGTGTGTCAGCCATAATTAATATCCCATTACTGAGTTAAACAATTTCATACCGGCATTATTGTCGGTAGCTTCAAAGGTAGGCTCTTCAGCCGGATTAGAGTCTGCGTCAGCTCCCGGAGCCTCCTTGAGATTTTTGATTGTCTCAGCGCTCTCTTCCAGCTTCGCGTTAAGTTCATCAACTTTAGCCTGGAGGCCATTCGTCTTCTCATTGGCTGTACCAAGGTCTGATTCAGCCTTTGTCACCTTGCCCTCGAGGGCTGTGATGTGAGTTTCCAGCTTTTCCATGTCTGACACGGATAGGCTGATAAAACCGTCCTTGTTTTCAAAGCCATCATAGCCTAGCAAGGCGGCAACTTTTAAAAACTTTTCTTTCATGATGATAGTGTTTGCCTCTTTGTTATGGAAAAGCTCTTTGAGCCCTTGCAAGGTCTTCGCAAGAAAGCTCTCAGTTGGATTGCCTTCACTGTCAACGAAGGCCTTCTTCGGCTTTCGGTCAGGCAAGGCAGGTAAGCCAAATTCCTTGATTATATTGTCTGTAAAATAATTTTCAGCCATTGCGACGATCTTCACGGCTTCCTCATCGTTTCGTATTTTGTCTACAAGACCGAAGTTTTTCGCGTCCTCAGCGGTGATCCATGCAGCGGTTTTCATTTTTGCAAGACAGTCATCAATTGATTTGCCGGTACGTTCTGCATAAATGGATGCCATAAGGTCGTCGATAGTGTTAAGGTCATTGCGCTGTTTCTTGTACTTGGCGATGATTGCATCCAGTTCTTCCTTGTTTGCCATGCGCCACTCCATTATAGCCGTGGAGCAGTTGTGTATTAGTATTAGTGAGCCTTTAACCATATCTATAGTCTTGGCTCCCATAGCTATAATGGTTGCGATTGATGCAGTCATGCCGATGATATGTGCATGCACTTTACCGTGATCCTTAAATGCTTGATATATTTCAAGACCCTCGGCCACGTCACCTCCAGGTGAACAGATGGCGACATCTACATCCTTATCTTTATGTTTAGAAAGGAAGTGGTCTATGTCTTCAGCGGTAGTGCCCCACCATGAACCGATAACACCTTTTATTTTGAAATGGTAAATCATATGTTTGTTTTCGGCAAAGTTATTATAAGAAAAAATGAAAAAAAATACACTATTATATGATGTATGGGATATCTTTGAAGTCAGAATAAGTAACTGTAAGCTCTCTGAGCTGGCTGTTGCTGTTACCTGATGAAAGGTTCTGATCTTTAGTCAATACGGGGTAGGGGCGTTCAGAATTACCAATAAGCATCTCTGAACCGTCAGCAAGTCTAACCTTGTATGCAGCGATATGTCTGTATCGTAGGCTGCTGCAAAGTTCGCGGAATACGAGCTTTGCGGTGAAAATCTCATTTTTATCCTCGATTTTAGATGTTATCTGCAAGTCTGCTGGCACTTCTATGTCAATTTCATTCCAAACATCGTCAGGAACAGACGTAACTTCAGTTCCTATTCTTTTAACGCCTGACAGGTTTCTGGCATCAGCGTAAAAAATAGCTACAACCTTCTTATTTTTCATGATTTTTATATTTTGTATGTGTACGCGTATGTACGGTGATGTACAAAAAAAGCATACTAATAGTTATTATTTTTGTATATTTTAACGATTAATCAGTCGTGTACTCTTTTTTTACGTCGCAGGTCTATGCCCTTTTTTAGGTAAGAGTCTCGCATTCTATAGTAACGTTGTCTTATTGTCCATGCGTAGTCTACGCTGATGCCGTGCATCTCGCACCATGAGTAAATTGCTGTCATGACAGAACAACCAACATCTGATAGATCATTTAATTCTGCCCACATATTCAGGCGAAAAGTGTCGTTGATGCATTCTGCCACGGCTTTTTTGCCGTATGTGCTGAGATAATTGTATATGATAGGATCTTTTGCCTTTGAGTCTGGAATTGCAATTGCGACTTCATCTTGACCTGCAGGAAGAGGTATTGCGTTTGGTTGCTTTTGGGTAAATCGGCGGATGGTGGAATTCTCTATGCTTTGTGCCGGAAATACAACAGGATTTCCGAAACTGTGAATTAGCCATTGCTTAATGAATGGCTCTACTTTGATATAAATAACAAATTTACTCATGGAATTGTATAGCGATTATTGCTACAAATATACAAAATATATCTGAAAAAATCTACTAATTAATCGTTAAATAAGAGCGATTGCAGTGTAATTAAGTACGTCAGTTCAATTAGAAAACTTTTTAAAAAAAATAGTAATGATGAATGTAAAAAAAGTAATAGCATTATGCTCCGATAACAGTGTATTTCTCCTTTACGCGTTTTCTTTTTTTTAAAAGTACTTTCTTTTCCGTACAAAAAAGTTGTTTTTTTGTAACAAGTAACAGAAGTCTGTAATTAACTGATAATCAGGTATATTTTTCTGTGACAAAAAGTATGTAACAAAATTATGTGATGTAACAAGTTTGTTACATGGCGTTCTTAAAAAGCGGAATTGTTAAAAAATATGTTTTGTAACAAACATATTTTTTTTGTTACAAGTTTGTTACAGGGTTTTGTTACTTTGTAACATTGATATAACTTATTGGTTTTAAGTAGGTTTTATTCTTTGCCAACATTATGTTACAAAGTTACAAAAGATTAGTACAAAATTAAACAAGGGGAGGAGAGGGGACAATAGAGAAAGAGGTGCGTTATTGCGAGAGCAACCATCCTGCTCACTGAAAACTCATTTGTAAAATCTTTACAAATGAGAACACGAAAAAGCCATGCTGTCCTCACGGATGGCATGGCTTAAAGAAATGATCAAAATTGTAAAAATATGTTCTTGTAATAAATTAGAATGGGGTTTCGTCGCTTGAGTCATAGTCTTCCGGCAAGAATGAAAGTTGCCTGTCTTCTGTCGGATTATCATTATTCTTCTTTATGAAATCATCAAGGTTGTCAACGGCTTTAAGGTATATCATTTCAACTGGGCCTTGATCCTGGGAATTCTCGTCACGGCGAAGAATGCGCCCAGACGTATTGCAGTAGCATTCTGGGTTGAGTTCCGCGATCCAAGGACAAAGCTGGACGAAAGCCTTGAGTTTCTTTGTGACGCTCTGTGTAGTCACCTTATTAATGCCGCTGAAGGTTTTAAAATCATAATATGCTTTTTCCCGCACGATGAACGTATTAAGTCTTCCACTTTCTGGTGCAAAATACGAATTAGCCCACTCTTCAAAGTTTGAGCCCATGTCGGCTTTATGCTTACGCCAAATTATGTTCTTCATTGGTGGCTGAATCTTTTCTACATCGCCGGGGAGCGAGAGATACCAGCTGCAGCATTGCATCATAAAATTGATGTCGGCGTTCCATTCGTCTTCTGTATATGCTTCATCGTATAAGTTCTTATTGAAGTCGTCTCGTATAGAACGGCTTTCAAGATAGTCGTTGTCTTCTGTTTTCTGATGGTAGTAGTCAGAGAACACCATGTATATAAGCCTTGCCTCTGAAGATGGGTCGAAGTCAGCGGGCACGTAATTTGTTGTGAATGCTATCTTAGGTGACTGATTAAATGGTATAGTGAAGCTATGATTGTTTTTCGGATTTACAGTCATATCGCTTGTTATGTTGTCGTAGAAAAGGCTTGTGTTAAGATATCTGTCGCAGTCGTCAATAAGAAGCATCTGAGTATGTTTGTCTACCTGATCAAAGACGTGAGGGTTGTCCATTAGTTTTGGATTGCGCCCGGACAACTTGATTGTCTTCATGAAAAGTGACAGAGTCTTAAAGAAAAATGACTTTCCGCTGCGGCCATTACATTCTCCGAGTTCGCCGATTTTGTTATCAAGAGCCATTGGTGCCCATGCACGGCTCGGGTTCTTGTATCGGTGCATCATGTACCCGATTGTGAATATCTTGTTAATAAGGCACATCTTTTGTTCCTCTATCTCGTCGTCAGTGAGGCCGTCGCCGTCGATGCGGAACTTATTCTTCTCGTAATAAACCCTCTTTTCTTCTAATGGTTTATTTTCAAAGTTGTATTCGAGTTCTTTGCGCCAATATATGCGTGAGGTGTTGACCAAATACGCGAAAAACTTACTCTTCATGTTGTTGATGATGATATCGTAGTGTCTTGTACCGTCCTCGTCAACTTTTCTTTTAATTTCGAACATTTGAGATATCTGTTTGAAGTCGTGTTGTATGACATTTTCTGCCCATACATAGTTACGTAATGTCGTCGTTGCTTTCTTGTGCTCCTTTAGCGTTCCAGGCAGTATTTCTATGCTGACCTTTGGGAAAAAGTACAGCTGTGAATTCCGTGTGAAGCTTGTAAAGTCTAGGTCTATTTCCTGAAGACTATCAAGAGATGCGGCTGACAATTTAGGCGTATTAAGAACTAGATTGAGTATATCTCGTTTCTCTGCGCGCTCGATAACCCATTTTCTGACGAATTCACGGATGTCACGTGTTGTTACTCTTTCAATGATATTTCCCTCAATGTGTATATATTGCGGTGTCACTGAATTGTCGTCATGAAGAATATAGTATCCGTTAAGTTTAAGAAAATAGTACAGGCATGCAGTGTCTATTGTGTGGTCCCACTTACTGCTCTTTGTATTCAGCTTTGAAATCCAGAACCTGGCAGGCATTGCAAGAGTCATTAGCTTTCTGAAGTCCTTTTTTGTCTGACGTATTTCAATCCAATCACGGAAATCTTTGCGCGCTTTACCTCTGTTGTCATGATATGTGCGCAGCCATTCAGGGAGCCATATTGTGTGAATGTCAATAAAACGAAGTGCTAGTTCTGTGCCCTTTCTCACTCCGGTCTCATCGATATCAGGAATATTGTATAGAACTTCGACATATTTCATTATCTCGCTGTATTCAGTTTCTGACAGTCTGTATGTCTCAGAATTGAACCAAAGAGGATGATGGCCTAGACTTTTTACACAAATCGCGTCGCGTTCACCTGAACAGATGAATGCCTCAGGGAGTTTTTGCTCCTTATAGCATTCATTTTCATTTGTGTTTGTCTTGTCGAATATAGCCTGTTCTTTGCGGTTGAAATCATGATATGCTTGTTTAAGCTCAGCTAGACCGTTTATGTAACTCTTGGGCTTTAGCCCTTCGGGCCAATAGCTGAAGCGCCATGCCTTATCGCAGTTAAGAGGTTCGTATATCTTGAAAAACTTAACCTCTTCTTCACTGCCTTCGGCCGGCTTGACGAGACACTCACGTGCAAAGATAGGATAATGCTCGTTACTGCATTTTATCTTAGTAATGCGGCCTTTGACGTAGCGCACGGCCTTGACAGAGTACCAGTGCAGCTCTTCTGTGTTTGTCTGGGTAACAAGTGGCCCGAGGACTTTTAGTTCGTTGGCTGTGAATTCGTCGTTGAAATCAAAGTAACGACTGCCGTCTTTCTCTTCAATTCTTGCCGGTCTTTCATGGAAGTCTGGCTTGTTCACGCTTCTGTCAAGTTCGTCTGTTACTCCATATCTAGCTGCTAGTTGTAAAATAGCTTCATTAAATTGGTATGTGCCAGTTTCATGCATGTAGATGTCTATGGGGCTTTCAGCTCTACCGTCACCTCCGAAGTCTGTGACTTTCCATATTCCGTTTACTTGTCTGAGACATGCGGAAGGAGTTTTTTCGTCGCGTATTTTGAAATGCTTATTTTTTACACCCACGCAATCTTTAGCTTGCGGATAGATGTCCAGGATGATGTCAAGTCCTCCATTTGTAGCTTCATATAGTTTCTCAATTTTGATCATATTTCTTGCCTTTTTGCAAATGTATTTACGACTCTCTTTCTAATAAAATACTTTAAAAGATGAGTTGAACTTTATAGTGGAACTTGTCTCTAAGTCTTTTAATTTGTATTCGATTTATGTCATGTATGTTATCAACAAATATAGTATTTAATTTTGTGTCAATGACAAAACCTTTCTTTCGGAGCCTGTATATTAGATTACTTTTTTGAGATCCCATAAATCAAATCGTATTTGTTGGCTCTAAAATGAAGCCGTCCATTAAAACATCTAGTATGATGTGAACTGGAGAAGAGTTTCCAAGCAGATGATTTAGTCGTAATTGGGCGAATATAAGCCTTACCTTTGCTGTTCCACATAATAGCTAGTGTCTCGTCCGTATCATATCCCATGGCGAAAGAAACTTTGCCATTTTCAATTCTCATACGTTTAAGTTTAGCATTTGCAGGTATTCTCGCTTCAAATTCTGAGACAGTCATTCTTTTATTTTTAACATTTCCTAACTTTGTCATAAGTAACGTATCTTTTAAATTTAACACAAAATTTTCCGTTTATACAATTTCTTGCATAATTGCAGTTTTCACATTCTTTAGGCATATCACATTGTTTTGTCCAACTGTTTCAACTGGCGGCGTTTCTCGAGTCCGAGCCTTTGTGTCGCCTGCCATATTTGGTTGTTTACAGTGCTTCTATTCTTAGCAAGCTTCTTTGCAATTTCATCGACAGAATATCCTTTGATGTAGAGAGAGACGGCCTTTAGCTCTGCCTTGCGGAGAGCCGTCTGTATCTTTGGTTTACAAATAATGTTCTCGTCCCTGCATATTCCATGCAAAGGGCATACGACTTCTTCGAGATTCAAGAAGCCGTCTTCAATGTCATATTTTGCTATATTATCAGCTCCCATGTTGCAGCGGATAAACCTTTCAGCGATTTTATATTTAAAAATCCACTTGTTAAAATTAAAATTGCTGAATATTTCTGATATTCTTTTGTATGCACTAGGATATTGTTTAGTTATTTTATTGATAACTAAATCAATGATATCACTATCATTAGCTGTGAAAATTCTGCACGAATTACTCTGTCTTATCCAGACATTGCCGTCAGAACCGACGAAAAACTCTACATTTTCCATAATTCATTATCTATTACATTTGTTATCATGTCATGTTCTAGAACGGTCATCTTGCTTCTGCCGTTGAGTTTTGCGTTAATAGTAGAATAATTCATGTCATAACGCTTGATTAAAAATTGAACTAGGTTCCCTTTGTCCCTTTTTGACAATTGTCTGTAATAGGCACAGATGTCTAAATTGCTTGTTTTTTCTTCCATTTTTTGTATGTCGTAAAATTTATCACTAATTTTGTGAGCAAATTTATCACTAATTATTGTATAATGCAAGTAATTACTCGATTATATTTGAGTGATTACTAAAAAATTAACAATTGATAGCTCTTAATAATTAAAAAATAACTACGTATGGTGTTCAATTACAAGAAACTTTTAGAATTACACAAGCAATCAGGTGAGAAGTCTATTGATTTTTCTCGCGCGATTTTCGGTAAGGAATCATCTCTTGGCCCGACTTATTTTAAAGGAAAAACAGAGATAAATACAAGACATCTCGAGGCAATGGTAAGGCATTACAATGTGTCTTATGATTATTTCTTTGATGACTCCACAGCTAGTCACATTAATATAGGTAATGTTGTAGCGCATAATAGAGTGGGAGTAGGCAATGTAAACATAAATGATGATGTGAAATTTCTCCGTCAGGCTATGTACAAGTTGGAGGATGAAATAAAAGATAAAGATGAGATGATTAATTGGCTGAAAGGGCAAATAAATGTTTTAACGGAATTGTTAAAGAACAGTAGTAATTGTTTACAGAAAAGTGAGCCAAAAATGGGACAATGAGATTAAAATATATGATGAGACTGTATTAATATGCATTTTTTTATATAGGGATATTAAAAGAAATGGAATAAATAAGTGAAATAAACTTATTATTCGTTAGGGAATTAACGAGTAATTGCTATTATTCGCTCCAGTAATCCCGACCAGAAGAGGTCAACAGGTTGGAGACAGCATGTTGGCCTCT